CTATAATATAGTAAAAACTTTTTAAACTTCCAAATTATTTCAAGAAAAGTAATTTGTACTTAGCAGAATTAAGAGTAGACTTAATTGTGTCAAGATCATTTACTATTTCTGAGTAAGGCATTTTAGCTTGTAGCTTAGTTACCATATCAGTAATTTCTCTAATATAATTAAGACCATCTTCAAGAGTATTTAATTGTCTAGGTGCTACTTCAACATATGCAAGTAATTTTTCTGATGCTCCTTGGAAACCTTCAGCTAAATCATCTGCATGCCCTGGCATTGCATCATACAATTCATTCAATGCTTTGTGAGCTGCGTAAGAACCCGCACCTGTAATTTTAAGATGTAACTTATGGAAGCTTGTTCCAGCATTCATAAGTTCAGATACACAAGCTGCAGTCATTGTATCTACAGATCCTCCGCCAGTTGGTGCACTTGCATATGATGCTGTTGATGCTGCCTCTCTTTTTAATAATCTTGGTTTATCCATTTCTTTTAATTGTTACGTTCAGCTCCTTCAGTACCTCTTGTGTATTGGTTACTAGACTCAATATCACCGGCAAGTATTGCAACAGCTTCATCAATTATTAATTCTATGATGTCATCTTTAAATTCACATAGTACATTAGTAGTAGACTCTACATTTGTATATGGATCAACACATCCTTGTATTTGTATTTTAATTGGTTGGCGGTAATATACTAAGTCTGCTGAATTAATATTAAAGTCACCATTTGTGTATATGTTTAAGTGATTACCTTTTAGGGTAGCAAATGTCTCCGCCCAATTAAAATCAGGTCTTTTATTTGCATCTCTTAACAACTGATTCAAGTTACCTTCCTCAGCTAAATACACAGTCATGCGTCTTTTACTACAACAGTCTTTAGCAGCATAAACATCTACGCGTTTCCATTGTAAATATTCAGTAGGTAAATCACCTCTAAAATAATATTCTTTATCCACCAGGTTTAATGACTGAGTATTTAACAATACTTGTAAATCATCTTTTCTTCTAGTGGATTGCTCATCACCTTCCCTTACCTGATTAATACCATGCAATTGTCTCCTGGTCCATTCAACCTGAGCCTTATTAAAAGCTTCAACTACTTGCCAGCATTCTATGTTATCATAGTCATTGCTGTCAAGCTTGTTAAGCCTTTGTTTAATCTTTATGGTAATTGTGCTATTAAGCATGATTATCTATTTTTAGCCATTTTCTTAAGAGTCATAGCCAAAGCTTTTCTCTTAGGTGTACATGTTGGTTTAGTCATTGGAGTACAATAACCCTTATGTGCAGGATTAATTGCTTTTTGAATCCATTTACTATCACCACCTTTTGCTGCTTTAGGTGTTACGGTTCCTCCATTAGCCATTTTCTTTTTAGCAACAGCAGTTGCTTTTTTAGCTACAGATGAAACTGAACCTTTATTTGTATCCTTAGTACTATTAGGATAAGTATATGTAGTTCTTTTAGTAGCACCATAATATTGTGGAGTGTCATATCTTTTATTGATAACTGTAGGTTCTGGAACCATACCTTTATCTTGCTTCATTTTAGCATATTTACGCTCTCCTTCAAGTCTTTTTTGACTTACAACAGCTTGTGCATTTTTTTTAGCAGAACCTCCATCTTGCATCATAGATTTTTTAGGAGTAGTTTTTTTAATTGCCATGATTACTTCTTTTTAACTGTTCCACCTTTTTTCTTAATAACTCCGCGGCCTTTAAGAATGTCAGCTTTAGTAATTTTACCATCTTTGTTTAAATCTGGAAAACCACCTTTAGCCATCTTGCGTTCCATAACACATCTGCCACTAGCATCTCTTACCATTCCGTTTTTACAAGAAGCTTGTACTGCACGGTTAGGAGCAAATGATCCACCTTTTTGAAGCATATTTCCAGAATATGTTCTTGGATTATTACCATACTGAGGCATACCAACCATTCCTGTTGATCCACCAGTAGCATATTTTTTTACAGATCCACCTGTTTTTTGTTTTGCTGTAGCAGAAGTGCTTGTAGATTTAGCAGCTTTTGCTGTTGCTTCTGCAGCTTTCATATTTTTTTTCTGATCGCGTTTCTTTTTAACAGCAGCACCAATCATACCAGCTCCTCCAGCTAAAATAGTACCAATACCTATTTTAGAACTTCCTGATGATAAAGGTTTCTTATAACCTTCAGGAGTTTCTTGACAGCCTTGAACCGTCCAGTGATATCCTGGAGGACATGATTTTTTTGCTGTTCCTCCTTTTGCCATTTTCATTGCTGAACCACCACAGCTCATGCATTTTTTAGTAGTTGCCATTTTATATATTGTTTTAACAGTTCCACTTTCTTAAAGACTTATTAATCCTTGAGTTAGGATCTTTAGCAGTCTTAGCACTAGTATTAACTTTTTTCATTCCTTCCATTCTAGCACAAAAGGACTTTCTTCTTTTAGCAGCTTTACTATCTGGAGCCAACTTTGAAGGTTTAGTAGTTACAGCTGTTTTAAGTTTACTGCCTGGGTTCTCTCTTCTATATGAAGCAACCCCCTTAGCGTTCAAACCTCCAGAAGGATTCTTACCTTCTTTTCTTTGCCAACTTGGACTTTTATATTTTGCCATCTTCTTTTTCTTTTACGGCATTGCAAAATTTAATTACATCTTCATGACTAAATTCTGACTTACATACATTATACATAAAAACTACAATTTGAACATTATCTTTTAAATATGGTTTTGAACTATCAATTCTATCTATTGATGGTACCCAAGGATTTTTTGCATGAACAGAAATTCTAGTTTCTGTTTCAAGATCAAATTTTATTCCCGTTACTTCACAATAACCATTTTTAATTTTTTCATATATCCAATTTGTATCAAAATCTGGCTCAGGCCAACCCATAACTTTTGCTCTTTTACCTGCATTTCCTCTTAATCTTTGAGCTCTAACTTTATCAGGATTGTTCTTTTCCCATTCAATTTTACTACATCTATTACATCTTCCGTTACCAGCTTTAGCAAATAGCTTACTGTTTGAGTAATCTTCTTTACCACAATCAATACATTTTTGCCATGCTGGTGACTTTGCCATAACTATACTTTTTTAACTCTTCTACCCATTCCTACTCTTGACTTCTCAGCTTTCTTAGCAGCTAGTTTAGAAGGTGAAATTTCACTCTTTGTTTTTGGTGTATCCTTAGATACTTTTCTTGTAGGCCGGCAGTATTCATTTTTACCACCGGCACCACAAGCCTTTCCAGATTTTGTATCTTGCCATTTTTCTGCTTGCCATCTTTTAAGATCACTCCCAGCTTTAGTCTTTCTCACATTACCAGAACCTTTACGGCACTTGGCAATTGCTTGAGAAGCTCTTGCTGAAGGAAACACAGCATACTGTGCTTTTACTTTTGTATAGCAGGCATCTTTTGGCATGTTATTTTGCTTTTTTAGCGCGAGGCTTTTTAACTTTAGCAGGAACTTCTGTAGTTACATTTTCATTAGCTGCTTCTTCAGCATTAGCTACTACTTCATCAACTACTGTTTCTTCAACTACTGGAGCTACTTCTTCTACTACTACTGGTGTTTCAACTACAGTAGCTTTTTTATAATCAGGATTAAAAACATATTTTCCTGTTCTTTCATCCTTGATATAAGCTGATACTTTTACTTCTTTTTCCATAACAATTATTTTTTAGCTGGTGTAGCTTTTTTAGGAGCGGCACTTGTTCCACCAACACGTCCTTTAGCAACTTTAGATGCACTAACTTTAGCATTTACTCCAGATTTAACTCCGTTACTTCCTGCTTTTTTTTGAACTGGTTGATTACCGTTAGCTTTAACAATTACACCTTTACTAGCTTTAGTTAAGTTTTTCATTTTATTTTAGTTTTAAGAATTCCAATACTTTTCACAAGCAATATTGAGATCCTTTAAAATATCCTCATTTAAAGGATTTTTCAAGTACTCAATTACATCAGATACATTTCTACCAAGCAAGCTGTTAGACTTAGCATGATACAAATAACCATCAGGCTTACTTATAATATACTTAAAAAAACTGGAATCACGTACAATTGATTTAATTTTTAGTGTTTCCATATCTAAGTTTGCAGCCTCCATAAAGGATTTAGCCGCTCTTTCTTTGTTGGTTTCACCTCCATCACCATTGATATACATATCCATGTTTTCATAGATAACATCATTTGGTGTAGATTTTCTATATTGCGTACTGCTGATATCTACAACTTTTGCAATGTAGAATAACTTAGTACTGTTTTTGTCAAATAATTTCTGAAGTTCAGCAAGTGCTTTGTTACGCAACTTTTTGTATTCAGTTCTTACCATTACAGTTTCTTCTTCTTTATCTAAGTAAAACTTAGGTGGAACTGCTTTTGATCTTGCATCATCATAGCTTTTAGCAATGATTGAAAAACCTCCAGCTTCAATTCCATAAAGTTTAATTCTGTCAAATGGATCAGCAGGGTTTAAATATTGAGGTTCATTACCACATGATAAGGTAATCTTATTCCAAAAATCCGCGTTGTCTGGCTTTAGTAATTTTACTTTATTCCAGAAATCAGGATCTTCAGGGTTGATAACATTTGCAGCTAATTCTTTTTCTAATTCTGCAACTGCTTCTCTAATTTGTCTTACTCTTGCTTCTCTTTCATCTTGTGGTAACAATTTAATTTCTGGAGCATATTCATTAAGTCCAGTAATGTATCTTGTTACACCATTGTTTTCTAAACAAGCAAGTTGTTCATTATGTGTGACTCCATCAAATAAAGTCATACCATACTCTTCTAAGCCCATGTTAGAAGTTCTACTGTCAAAGAACGGACGGATTGCAATTGCCGTTTTTTTCATTGATCCCTTACCGGTCTCAACCATTGTGAAATTTTCCATTTTGTTGTTGGTTTTTTATTATTGGTTTTTAAATAAAAAGAGAGGGACACTGGTGTCCCCCTCTAGTTTTGACATATTAGAATGATCCACCAGTGATTGGGTTTCTCATAACAATTTTCAACACTTTAGTAGGGTCTTTAACCCAGATAGCTGGCATTGTTTGAGACATCATCACACGGTAACCGTTGAATTGTCCAGAAGATTGGAATCCTTGAGTACGTCCCATGTAATCCATTGTTCCGTTTTGGTACCACCATTTCAATTGATTATCCCAAGATAATTTCAACAAGTAAATGTTGTCATTAGTATTATCTGTGATATCAAAGATAATGAATGAGTAAGAAGATAATGGGAAACCATCAATGATTGGGTTCTCAATATCATTTGTATGAACATTGTCAAATGCTGGATTCAATACAAACTTAACGTTAGCCAAGAAAGGAATAACATAAGATGTATAAGCAAATCCAAAGTTCAAGTCCATACCTTTACCAGTGATTGCACCAATATCCGCAGCTTGGATTAACAAACCAGAAGATACAGCTTCACGTTTAATGGCTTCATTAACCATTCTCATTCCACCCATACCAGTTTGAACAACCAATGAACGTTTTGGATCTGGACCTTGGAACTCAACTTTACCATTGAAGAAGTTATAAATCTCTCCACGGAATAAATCCAATGTAAAGTTATTTTTGTTGTATACTCTTTTGAATGAGTTATCCAACTGTTTCCAAAGACCTACAGACAATCTGATATCATCTGGACCATCTTGTTTAACGCGACCACCATGACCCCACATTAAGTAAGTTTCAATGTCAGTTGCAATTTTTGACAAGTGAGCAGATTCCAAAGTAGTCAAGAAAGTACGTGACAAATCACCATTGTCAAATGCTTTTTTCACTTTGTCTTTACCCATAACCTTAACCATGTCTTCTAGGGAAGTCACAGAAGGGTCAATGTTTTTATCAAATGTTCTCCAGATCTCAGTTACAGGAACTGTTCCATCTGCATTCATTCCACCTTTAATCATCAAGTCAGCACGAGATGAGATAGAATAATGTACATGAGCTTCAGCACCACCAACAAAGTTGTAGAATTCACGGAATCCAGTTCTTGTTTGGATGTCAGAGAAACGCTCTCCATACTCTCCACGTGCAGAACCTTTACGGAATACTTTAGTACCGTTAGCCAAATACTTGTTGTCTAAGAATTTGTAGTTGTCATTGTCAACTAATTGTACGGTATAGATGAATCCATCCCCTACAGGAAGAATATCTTCTGTTGGTACAATGTACATCTCAGCTCCGTTGTATTTGTCATATGTGATCATATCACCATGTCCAAACTCACGTCTGCTTAATTTGATACGGAATGTAGTTCCGTCAACACCTTTGAATGCATTGTTTGGTTCAATATCTTCAATGATGTAAGGAAGATCCAAAGAAACTGGAGTCTGCCATTTGTACTCACCACGAGCATTATCAACCATGATAACATTCTTTCCACCAAATGATGACATTTGATAAAGAGGCATTTCAACTTTTTGAGCCATAGCCCAAAGGTCAACTGGACCTAAATCCATAGGCTCAGCATCTTTCAGCATGTTAACCAAGTGGTAGGAATCCACATGGGAACTTGCCTGGTACGCGGTATCTCTGAGGAATATACCATTGTTTAAAACTGGAGTTGCCATTTATTATTTGTTTTATTTGTTACTACTTAAAATCCTCTCTTGAACATATTGTTCTGACGAGAGATTGTTCTTTGTGGAGTTTTGTTTGCAGCAGGTCTTGCTGTATCATCATCTCCTGTGTTAGTTGAAGAGCTAGAAATTTTTCTTGCTTCTTCAGTTTTTAATTGTCTTACTACTTTCTCAGTGACTGCTTTACCACCAACTTCTTTTACTTTGCTTCTGTATCCTTCAGGATCTGCAAGTAACCAAAGTGCTTCAGCAATTAAGTCATGTCTTGGTTCAACAAACTGATATTTTTCAAGTAAGTGACCCAATAAATTTGTTTGTTTACCAGAAATAGATGAATAACTTGGTTGAACTAATCCTGAGTAAAGCAATCCTTGTACTTTCTTATCAAGTTTTAATCCACCTAATTCACCTGTAGCAAGTGTGTTATACACATTGTCTTGGTAAACTCTAGCTTGTTCTGCTTGTTGTTCCTTTTTATATTCTTGCTCAGCAAGTTTTTTAGCAACAACTTCTTCATGCATTCTATCCAATTTTGGTTTGAATTGTTTTGCTTTTTGTCCAAGCTTATCAATATCTTTCCAGTCATTGATTTCATCTTCAATTTCTTCTGGAGTACCAAAACCTGTTGCATAAAGATACTGACGTGCAATTTCTTCTTGGTGTTGTTCAACTTCCGGATCAAGTTCAAATACTTCTTCAACTTGAGCAAGAGTTCTGAACAAACCTTTAAGATCTTGTCCACCATCAGCTACATACTTAGCTGCAATCTGAAGTTCTTCAGGCAATGCTTGAAAGAATTCTTTTGGAGTATTCTCTCTGATTCTTGCTTCTCTGTCTTCAAAGTTTGCTTCAAAAAGTTCTCTAAAATCTTTTGTTGTATATTCCTCTAAAGGTTTACCATCATCAAAAGGCATCAAACTTCCCTCTTCAATCATTTTCTGTGCTAATTCAGCAAGACCTGATTTATCAACCTTTGGTCTTCCTTTATTACCAGCATCTTCTTCTTCAGAGATTTTTGCATCAAGTTCAGCAATTGCTTCTTCAACTTCTGCTTTCTTTTCCTGAGCCTCTTCTCTTTCAGAAGGAGTCTTAGGATTGTTGTCAAGGAACGTGGTGTCTACATTCTCTTTAGAAAATAGACTCTTAGGTTTCTCTTCTTCTTTTCCGTCAGATGGAAGCATTATACTTTCAGCACCCGGACTTCCAAAGATCTCATCTAAGTTTACATCAACTTGATCTACCGTTGTAGAATCAATTAACTGAGTTTCCCCAGTTGGATTTGTGTTATCACTCATTTTGTTGGTTTTTTATTATACTATAATATACAAAATAAACTTGAGAAATTTATAAGCTTGGAAAAAATATTTTCACATTATATAGCTAATACTACTTTTTCCCCTCTTTATTTTTTGATTTCACATCAAATTTATTTTTGTTTTCCTGTGCAATTTGTAATTGTTTGTTAGCAATTTCTTTCTGTGCAGCTATTTTCTCACGCTCAATTTCATTCTTTTGTGAGTCAATATTCATGCGGTTAACTTCTTTTTCTCTTTGAAGATTAGTTTGTTCTTGATATTGCTCTGACTCTCTAATGCCTTTCATTGCATCAAGATAATCTGATTCTTGATTTTTATTTACATCAGTCATAGCACCCATACCAGCCGCGCGTATCTCTGCAACCAAGATATCTCTTTGTCTATTTTTTTCTTCCTTAATTGCTTCAGCATCAATCTCCATTTGTTTTTGCTCTTTCTGAGCAGCCAATTGTTGCTCTTGCAGTTGAGTTTGATTCTGCATTTCTTGCTGTTTGATTGCAGTTTGTTTTTGCTCAGCTTCTTTCAGAACTGAATTCATTTGAGCAACTGAATCTGACTGAACAAGTTTACCAAGATCATAGATTGAAGCACCGGTAGTGTTATTAGTAAGAGCCATTTGTTTTAATTGCTCCAAAATTGCGCGGTGATTTGCTGTAGTACTAGCAAAGATATTTAAGTCACGCATTAATAAATCCGTGCCATTTATCTCAAAGTTTACTTTCTCATCTGCAGATGTCATATAAGTTAACCTTGCAGATGGTTTAGTAGAATGATAATACTGAGCTAGGTCTGTACGCATTTGGTGGACTCTAGGCATAAGATAATCACAGTGCTGGATGAAGAACACTTCTGTCTGTGCGTAAGAAGCAGCAGCGGCCTGTTCTACGCCTGTTGCTGTCATCTGAGATAACTGCTGCCCCATACGCTGAGGGTTTAATCCAATAACCTCAAAAGCTTGCTGCTTAAAGTGGTTAGCTAAATTAACCCTTGACATTAATCTCTCTGTCTGAGATAGATCAAGTTTTTGGAAGTGATTAAAGTTTAATGCATTTTCTGTGTTTGTAATAGAAGTATCCAATGGTAACATTTGGAAGTTCTTCATTGCAACATAAGCTTTAGCATAATTACCTTTACCCCAGTCTTCACCTAGTGAATGTCTAGGCAATGAGTTTTGATCTAACATAATTACAGTTCCAAGCTCATCTACAAGGATATCTGCAATCTGGTTATTAACAATGTTATAACCAATCTGGAATGGTTTCATTAAGTCTAACAATGCTGTTGACTTTGTATTTCTATCAGAGAATACGGCACCTTCTACGGGTAGCTTACACCCATACAAGTTATTGTCTCCCTTGAATTGGAATTTCAAAGGCCCAATATGATTTCTTTCAATACCAATATAAATTGGAGAGAATCCTCCTGGATTATTCATACCCCAGAATGAAGGAATGTTTGGTCCAATTTTAACACCTCCCCATACTTCATTGATCCAGATCCAATCAATGTGCTCACCAAAGACTAATGTGTCTTTTGTTTTGTTCTTGAATAATCTAGTATCATATATTGGCTTATCAGTTATTTTGTATGCTTCAGTTACTATTTCATTAATAACCTCACCATTCTCATTAATCTTAGTTAAGTGTCCAACTTTACGCTGAGACTTCCAATAAGCTGTTGTACAACGTAACAAGTATGCTGTACCTTGATCAAAGTAATCTTCTCCTTCTGAAAGGATTTGATTAATAATATCTCCTCCATCATATACAGAACCAGCCATCATAGTTGTATACTGTCTGTATGCAAGAGAAGGCATGTTTACGTTCCAGTCATGAGACTTAGTAGCATCATAGTATGTACCATCATTTTGATACCCTCCGGTAATGTAACCTCCTGATCTGATAGGGTAGACTGCTTCACAAGCTTCCATTTGCTCTTGTGTCATCAAGTACCCATACTTATCAATAACATCAGATACTGTGTACATGTCAATTTTACCTACCCAGTTACCTTGAGAAATGTATCTTGCATCTGGTGATTTATGATAAAATGTTAATGGTGGGTTCCATAGTTCTACTTCATAATCATCTTCCATCATACGGAAGTGCCAGAACTCACGGTCTGTAATAAGCATATCACGGAATCCTCTTTCCTCAAGCTCATCCATGTTGAATCTTTCAACATCAACCTGGTGTTGGTGAGAAGCCCATTGTTCTACCATTCCTCTATAATCCTTTTTAAAGAATTGTTCAATCTCTGGTAGTGTTTTTAAATTTTCTGGTTGCAACTGCTGATTAGCTTCTGGAGAATTAGGATCTAATCCTTGCTCCATCAAAGCAGCCATAATTTTAGTTTGAGCATCAGCCATTAATGTATCCTCAACCATCTTGCGCTTTTGCTCCATCATCTCATTGTATGAAAAGTCATCAACTGCGCGGTATGTTAACTTAGTAGATCTTTTAGCAAATTCAGCTACTAGAACATTAATAACATTTGGAATGATAGGATAAAACTTAAGCTCTAAAGCTGAAGCATCTTCTCTGGTTAATATCTCTACAATATCTCTGTACTCATTATCTTCTTCAATAAGATAATCTGTTTTATCAATGATACCTTTTGCAAGTTTATAATTCTTCATTAACCTGCGAGCATTTCTACGGACTTGTTTAAGTCCATTCCACTCTAACCAATCAAGATTCCAAGCTGCCCACTCTTCATCTTTATCAGCACTTGATAAAAATTGTAAAGGTTGGGTAATACTCCCCATTCTATTATGTTGAGTCTTAGCACCTTTCTTTAACTGTAATGCGTTATATATCTGCATAATTGTTATTTAAAATGTTTAAAAGGTGACCGCTTTACACTGTCACTTCCTTTATAAACTGATTTACCCATATGACGGAACGGGCTGTTATTTAATTTAAACAAATTTTCTGACTTTTGCAAGTTTTTGGCTGCATCATCCATGATAACTCTTTTAGTATAACCACGGTTAGATTGCTGAATTCTCATAAAAGCAACCAATGCTGCAAAAGAAACTAGCCTATCCACGTTGACTCCATCTGTATATGCGCGCATTTCTTTGATCAACATAATGTCTGGAATCCTTTCTATACCGTACTTAGTACGTACAATTGTGCCGTCAGGTTTTGTCTCATGGTCAATTTCTTCTTTAGTAAACTCAATTGCATAACTTAACAAGTGAGCTTTAAATAATGTACCAGTATTTTTCCATCCGTATTCTTGGAATACATTGGCATTGGCGCCAAGATCTTTTAAGAACATGATTTGACTTTTTGGTACCAAGTATTTTTGTTTTCTTCTACTGATCATATACTGTATGAACAAGGAGATGTTATTCTCAATTAATGCCCATGCATTATACAGTTCAATAATAAGTTCTAGTTTATGATGAGTTTTATTAATATCATCAAATCTACCACACCAAGCAGCTACAATTTTAGCCGGCTCAATGTATGTTTCAGTCTCTGTACCAGTTACTTTAGTAACCTCAATAGGTGCCTTCATTACATAGATAGAACACAATGATTCTGAGGTAGTAGTTTTTCCTTCCCCTACAGGGTCAATAGAAGCGTAATACATACCAAATGTAGGATCTTTAACAGGTCTTTCCCATACAACAAGACAACCTGTTTTGTCTTCAGTTTTCTTATCAACGGGGAATTCCTTAATAGGCCCTTTATTAGTTGCTACTAATTTAGGATTACCATGCTCATCATCTACAATGTCTAAATACTCATATGCATATTCTTTGTCTTCAATTCTTCTTTCTTGTGCTGTAAGTAAGTGCACAGGAAATACAGATACTGTTCTATGAGCAAAAGCTTCTTCAATATTTCTTGGATGCTGTGAAATCCTTAATTGGTATTTCTCTGGATCTAACTCTTTTTTCCATTGCTCAAATTGAGCATCTAAAGCTTTAAGTGCTTCAGCAACAAGTGAGTTACCAAACTCATCAATAAAAGGAGGCATTGACCATTGCTCAGGAATAAATAAACCTGATACACCAACATTACCTTTACTGTCTATTAAATTAGTTTCTACAGCATAAATATCATTATCATCAGGTTTCATGATCATTTGTCTCAAAGGTTCACATTGAGACAAATCCCCTACAGAACCTGCAGCAATAAACATCCCTGTAGTAATCAAACCTGATCTCATGGCTGGACGCATATACTCATATGTCTGATCCATCTTAGGAGCAATTCCGGCCTCTTCATGAAAGAAGTATTTAACTGGACCCCCTACACCATTTGTTGGATCTTTCTCAAATGACATACCTTGAATAGTACCTTTGAGACCAACCTCATTCTTTCTATCTCCTTTTCTTACTTCAATCTTTTGTTGCCACATCATTACTTTCTGTGGATTCATTGGACGGTACCAGGCTGTGTGTTGATTTAAGAATGCTGCATATTCTTCTAGGAACTTCCAAGATCCTTTCTCATTGATATAATCTTTAAGACTGGCTCCCATTTTTAAAGTAACCCCGGCTTCAAACCATTGCTGATTTATTAGTTTACCCATATGGTAATATGAAGATGCAATCTGACGTTTCTTTAGAATAGCTGCATGTTTATAATTAAGTTCTGCTAGTAATTCATAAAGAGCCATATGATACTGAGCATCACGTATCTTAGCAAAACCAAAGTTTTGTTCTTCCTTATCAAAGATAGGTAGGAAATTTAACCACATGTAATACTCTCTTGCAATAAACCAAGTATCACCTTTATCAATTACAATTACTCCTTTTCTACACTTTTCCTTTTGGTCATCCCAATAAGTTATGAAGTCTCTTGATTTGAAGGGAGCTGTACAGTATACTCCATTTTTTTTGAAGTTGGTTGACTCAGATATAAATACTTCATTGGTGGTTGCATTGAAGTTATACTCACCAGGTTGTTTAAATATGCTTTTGATAAACTTAGCGAAGTCTTCTCTGGAATTAAAACTTGTTGTTCTCCAGTTTCCATTGTCATAAGTTGGTATGTCTTGATAAATTTCACTCATTACATGTCATATGCTAGTCCTTGTCCACCGCGTACTTTGCTAGACTGTTCTTCTTGAAGATCTTTGTAAGCACCTTTAAAAGACTGTCTGATAGCATCATAATTTTTAGCCGCGGCTATTAGGGAATTAAAATTACCATCTCTTCCTGTTGTAATTGCACTAGTTTCCATATATCTGCCTAATCTATCTAACATAGATGCAATACCTTTATATGCTCTGGATGTAGGCGTCTCATACATTTTTTCACAGAATCTTAATGCTGCAAATATAGTATCATCTTCTGTAGAAAACTCTGCATCAATCTGATCTAATATAAGTGCTTCTTTATCCACATCAGGAGCAAAAAAGAATGGGTTTAAATCTGGATTTGGACAACACATATAAAACAAATACATGTAGATCTTAAGATACTCATCCGGATATTCATCCATTACATCTTTTAAAGCTTTCAATGTATAGCAATGTTCAGTAGGAACTACTATACCATTTTGTACATCAAACAGTTTTGCTATCATCTTTGTATTTTTTATATGTGTACTTGAACTCTTCATAAGATAAATCAATGCACCATGCTTGATCAAACTTAGTATAGATCACACAATAATCTTCTAGTTCCCCATCGTCATCAATAGATTGTCTATAACCTATAATTGTATCCAGATCAATTGAGAATGGGACAAAAGTAATAACTTCTTGCCCAGTCATTTCCTTAATCTTTGAGTTTTCTAGTATTAGTTTACATTCAAGCATATTATTTCTTTTTGATTTTGTCTTTGTTATCATGAAGATAGTGTATTATTGCTAATACTTCATCAACTAAATAAGGAACGGCTATTGGTATAACTTCTTTAACAATAGGATCACCATTACCATCTCTTTTAACAATTGGGTATCCCCATTTGTCTTCACCTTCTTGTTCAAATATTACATGATGAATAAACATACGCCCAGGCTTAAGCTTAGGATTATGTTTAAGAATAATGTACATGTAAATACTAAGTTGTAATGCATAATGGTTAAAGTTACAATCATCAAGACCAGATACCGGTTCTTGTAATTTTTCTGACTTTCCTTCCCAATCTACATATGACTCTTTCTTAATTTCTTTGTTGGTCTTGTAATCAATGATATTTACTTTACCATTTACTACTTCTACTAAATCTGATTGTCCGCATATACCTACAGACTTCAGATATACCATATGCTCAGGATATACTCCTGGTTCTAACTTCTGAGTTAATGATATTTTCTTACCGTCTAGTAAGGTTGACGGAATAAAGACTGGTATAGTTGTCCCTTCTCTTTCCATTGAGGCTAGTGAACAAATGTCAGCCTCTCTTTGGTTATGATAAAAAGTACCTAATGTAACTGCCCTATCAGCCTCAGCATCCCATATAGCCTGAATGGTTTTTGGTTCAATACCATACCACTTAGATCTTTTATTCTTTGACACCTTTTCTGAAATCTTTTTTGCATCAAAAGGTTTCTTGAAATGTGAGACAAGTGTAGTAACACTTACCCAATCAATAGAATCATCAGCTACACTAGTGTAACTATGATTATCCGCGTTGAATATTATACTCATTTCTTCAGTTGTTCAATAGCTAAAATAGCTAAATTAAAATTATCAATATCTTCAGATCTTAGCATAGATATCAAGTTCTTTGCTGTATCTTCATTAATCTTCTTTTTCTCCTCCATCCATTTTACATATCCTACAGAATTTTCTACAGCAAACATATGTGAGATCATATCAGAGCCGTTAGTTCCTGTGTAGATATGTATATGTCTCCCTTGTGACGCCATCCCATCTGTCATCAAGGATTCTAAATCTGACATATTAAGCATTCTCAATGATTGTATCAGCCAATGTTTTTGATGCTTCATCTTCAGACATAAGCATCTTGCGTATATTAGTTACTTCTTCCTGTGAGAACTTACCTTCTAGGGCAAGTATTTTCAACCGGGAAAACTTAAGTTCTATTTTTACAAGATCAAGTTGTTTTTCCATTTCTTCCATCCTTTCTGTTACAGGATCCTTCCATGGTGGGCTATAAGAACTACCAGGAGAACGCATTGCCTTAAATAAACCATCATTAGAAGTACTAGGTATTGTATTGATTGTTTTAGTTGGATCATTTACTACTATACCCATGGCTTGATGTTTTTTCCAGTTATTCAATACTTCTTCTGCATTGTAGTCTTCTGGTATACTGTTTATATCTACATACATAATACTAGTCTTTAAGGTTATCTAATTGATCTTCCTCTTCCTCTGTAACTAATGCATCCCATTTACCTAACGGGCATTCTGAAGATAAAGATCTTGTTTTAAATTTAAGAGAGCAACCACATTCATTACAACAAGGTGCTGTTCCAGGCATTGCACATTCATCTCCATTGCTTGGACATTCTTTACAATGATTGAATCTTAGAGCGGCAATTTCTTCAACAAACTCATCACGGATAACTGAGTTTTTAATTCCCTCCATTATCTTGTGTCTCTCTGTCCAAATTTGTTTTAGTAGATTCATTTTTTAAGGTTTTAAATTGTTTCTTTCTCTGTTCTTCTAGAGTAATCTTTTTCTCTAGTTCAATAAGAAGATCAAGTTTTTCTTCAACTCTTACTTTTTTTGAATAGGCACCAAAAGTAGAAGTGTCATGATTTTCCAATAAATTGGTTGATCTTTCAATTGATCTTCTTACCCAACCAGATTTTACAGTAAAATGCCCCAGTCCTTCTACATTTATCCTTGGATAAGAAAGATTGGATAAGCATCCCCTAACATTCTTATATAGAAACTCTACTAAATCTTCTACTAGAGCTTCCTCAACATTAAGGTCTTCAGCAACTTGTCTATATAATTTAGAAGCTTTCTTGGGTATCATATCCTAAGAATTTATAATCTAAAAATACAGTCCCTTCTGTTTGAATTTTAAGATTAGGGTTAATCATTATAATCTTTTTGTTGTTAGGATCTTTCACAACTAATCCATTCTTTTCAGCTTTATTAATACAGTTACGCACTGTCTGCGGAGATTTAAAAATCCATTCTTCTTCCGCTGAAGCATCATAACAAAAACTAGTGAGCTCAATAGGCTCATTAAAGCTGAGTAAAGTCAAACAATTTAAATCAGACTCACTCACTGCTATACGGTTAATATAACAGTGAGTCAATATCTGAAATTTTACTACATCCCATTTGGGCATTTTTACTTTTTTCTGTACTTGATTAACAAGTGCCATGATTAGTTCTTTTTAAGCTTTCTGTCTGGTGCCGCTTTAGTAGTCTCTTCTTCTTCCTCTTCTGGACGCTGCGCCATCATCATTGCAAATTGATACTGATAATTAGCTCTTTTGAATCTTGCTTCTTCAATCTCAGTTAATAACTTTTCATACTTAGCTTGAGATTCTAAATAAGGAACTGATTCTTCATAGAACTTTTTCATTTCCTCTTTTCTTGCCATCAATTCTTCATGTGACAACTCTTCTTCTGGATGTTGGTTTTCCATTGTTATACATTTTAAGTTTACACAAATATACAATAATTGTTTAAACCAAAAATATTTAAAACATAAAAACCCAGATACTTAACATACCTGGGCTTAAATAAATAGGGATCTATAAAGTCTTATCTGTTTTTGATTGTAAAATTTAAGACTGTCAGCAAATAAAATTCTCTACGGTAATCAAGTTCAAGACTAAATATATCTACAGATGAGATTCTTACTCTTATAGATAATTTATCCCATTGCTTACGTAGTTCTTTCCAATTGTGTCTGTATTTCATTAGGCCTCATTTTTACTGATAGTACCTTTTGCATCTAAGAAGATCTTACGGACATTTGCAGGCTGTGCAATTTTCCACGCAGTTCTTCTTGCTTGGTACAATCTAGATTTTAAAATTCTAGTCACACTCATAGCATTTCCTTGGTTTCCTCCAAGTACATGATAACAGTCTTTGTCTTCACCTACATAAAATCCAACATGACCACCACCGTCTCTTTTAAAGGTAAGTATATCACCTAACATAGGTTCAGTTACCTTAGTACCATAATTAGCCCATGACAAAGCCCATAATGGTTTATCTACTACTTGCACACCTGCCTTATGAGCAGCATAAGCAGCAGCTAGTCCACACCATGGAATTTCATCATTAGTGTAAACTTTCTCCAGACCGAGTTCTTTAGCCCAACCAAGAATTACAGGATTATGTTGTTTACCCACAATCTCTTTAGTTCCAAGCATCTTAACAGCTTCAACAAGAATCTTAGGAGATTTCTCTTCTGTTAAATACGCGTAACTCATTATTTCTTTATAAAAAGTTTAGTAATAAAAGTAGCTACCTTTTTAAGAAAGTTACTCTCAGAGTTTACAACTACTTCAGTGTGATCAGCATCTTTCTTAACTGTTACATCTACTTTCTCACCATCAAACTTAAACTCTTTTTGATCTTCTTCTTTAGTAAAGCTTACATCAACTTTAGGCGTATCAATATCTGCCTTTACATTATTGTCTTTCTTTACTACATGCATTTTGACTTTATCTGTTTCTACCGAAACATTAATGTCTTTGATTTTTTTCTTAGCCATTATATTATTCTTTATTGGTTTCTGATTCTACTGCAGTTTGATCTTCTACTGTAAACTGCGATAATGTAGCTGCTACTGTTCCTGCTGTGATTACATATCCTGCTGCTGCAACTACTGCGGCCGGTAGGGTAACTGGGGCTGCAAGTAATGTTGCTGCTACTGCTCCGGCTACAATGGCAACTCTCTGTACTTTTTTCCAAAACTTAGGAGTCTTACCATTCCATCTTTTCTTTAATTGACTCATCACTTAGTATTTAAAATGTATAGTTTTACTGCATCTGATAATTCACTTACATTCTTAGCTAGATTTTTAATTTCAAGTTGTGTAAGTTCTTGGATAGCTTGGTACTTTAACTGATTCTCTTGTTGAACAAGTTCAATCTTTCCTTTTAATCTGCCAAGTTCCTCAGTTCTTTTGTGGTTCTCATTAATCAAAAGCTCAATATCTTTTCTTGCATCCATATATGCTGTCCTTAAAAAGAATCCAAAAATAGTTAGGATTGTTCCTGCTATGAATAAAATGATTGTTAATACCCAAGTTTCCATTTAAAATTTATTTTGATTTGTTATATATACGGATTTCTAAATTAGCCCTACTTACTGCATTTTTTGTATCATTACCTACACTAAAAAAGATAATTTCTCCTTTTGAAAGATCTGAATCAATTAAAGATGGACCAAAATCAGTAGTCTCTTTAGGAGTTTTATTTTCTTCTGCTTCTATATATAAAAGTTTTCCATCAATACCAGTTTCATAGTTTTTTAAACTTATTCTAAGTGTATTCGGTGCTATTAAATTTAAAGCATATTGACCCAATGTATTTTCTAACACAGCATGATCAAAAATAGTATCATCTGAATAACTTAATTCTGTAATTGTTAAGACTTTATATTTAGGTAAACTTCCTATATTGATTCCTGTTCCCATTAGTATGTCTTGTTTAATGTAAAAATTTCTGAATAAATAGAATCTCCTGCATTAGCTGTACCCCATTCTGCAGTAATAACAAGTGTATTATCTATTGTAGTATCAAATCCACTTGTTGTTTCTGTAGAGAAGTTAGTACCTTCAAAAGCATTGGATGCATTCTTAGTATAGAAGAATGTACCTCCTGTAGCAATTCTGGCCACTCCTGAAACACCTAAAGTTCTAATTATAAACTCAACTTCTAGTTTCCAATGTCCGGCTGTAACACCTGACATAATTATAGCACCTGTATCCGCAAGTACAATACTACCAGACTTAATTCTTATTCTAAGTGTATGATTGTTTACAGCGGCAATATGTCCTGTGGCTACAGCATGAAAACTATCTCCAACTTTAAACATGTTAGCAGGGACAGTTAATGTACCTAATCCACCATCTAATAATGAACTCTCTACAACTGTATTAGTTACAGGAGTACTAGTATTTGTTTGAGTATACAATCTACTCAAATATCCATAAGGATTTTGTTTATAGTTATCTATGTAAATTGTTGTACTCATAGTAATTATGACATTTCAGTAATTAAAAATGTAGTACCTGTAGCGTCATAAATTACACCAGTAAGTGTATTATTTAATGCACCTGCATCAAAATTAAGCGTTACTCCTGCTGGTAAAGGTTGTCCTCCCACAAGTCCTGGAGCATCACCAACATTTGCAATAGATATACTGTATGCACCATCTGCTGTTGAACCATCTGCACTTGTAGATGTTATCTTTACATTTCTTTGTTGGGGTTCTACATTTTTTGCAATTTGATTTAAGAACTGTACTATTTCTTTACAGCAATTAGTATCAATCATTTGTTGTAGACCTTGCAACATCTTAAGTTGCCACGGGAAGTTATTTCCTTTATTCCCGTAATCTTTTAAATTTCCTACTGACATATTCTTATTTTTGAAGGATTAGATTATAAAAATTATGTAGAACAGTTTGTTGTTCTGATGATAATGCAGAGTATTCAAATTCTACTACTTCATCAATCACTTCAAAAGATGTTCTTCTATCTACAGAAAACTGTTCATCAGTATTAGTTATTCTAACACTTGCTTTTTCTCCAAATACAGATACATATGCACCATAAGTTATAAGTTCTGCTTCAGATAAATCTTCTGCTACTAATGTGATTCTTTTTGTACCTCCATTAGTTGTAACTACGTCACATACTGAAGTTTCATAATTTGGGAGATCAATGTGTATTGATAAGTTATTTATTTCCATGATCTTAGAATTGAGGTATTGTGAATAATGTATCTACTGTAACATCTAAAGTAGTAAATAAGTTAGTAACACCATTGGTTGCATAGTTACTTATTACTTTTGTAGCACCTATGTTTCCACCATTACAGATATATGAACCTGCTGTATTACTATAATACTGAACATTGTAAAGATAAACACTTGATGTTGGGTTTGCATTTGTACCGTTAGCAATGTTAAGATTACTAAGTACTGAATTGATAAAGTAAACTTTACTAGTTCCTGCTAATGTTGCAATTGTAGCATACGTAGCAACAGCACCAATTCTACGTACATTAGCATTAATAACTTTAACCTCTACAGTTCCGTTTGTAACTATACCATAGAAACCTGTAATCATGTTGCCATTATGTGTAAACTTACTTGCTGTACCATTAACATTATAACCACCAGACTCATTCCCTATGATATTACCATTTAAAGTAAATGATTCTGTATTACCTTGAGATGATACAACAGTGTACTGACTTACAAAAGGTGTTTCATTAATAAACGTACCATTTATTGTAACTACTGCTGTAGATTCTAAACGTATTTGATTATAACAATTTTTATAAGCTGCTAAATTTCCTGCCCAACCTCCTGTTTCACAAACAATTCTTGGACAATTAACTGTCAATGTACCTTTAAAATTAGTGCCGTCCGCAGCATATCTTAAATAGATAACTTGATAAGGTGCTTTAATTTCATTTGCCGTAATAGTTACAAAAGCATTACCTCTGATTGTAAGTCCGTAAGCATTTCTAGCATTAGAGTATATCTTATTACATTTGATAACTACAGTAGTAGTATATGCTGCAGTTGGTGCAATTTCAATAGCTCCTATAGAACTTACAGCATTTTGTGTACATGTATCAAACTCCATGTAGATATTGGAGTTATACAAAGCTAATAAGGGTAATACGTTTGTTCCAATAAAATTAGCATACCCATAGATACTTACTTGACCTGTAGTAGGTGTATCTCTAAATCCATTAGAGTTAAAGTTTACACCTGGTTCTGCATAAAAATCAACATTGGCAAATAAATAAACAGCTTCAGCATAATCACCTTTTCTAATATAAATCATACCTCTACCTGTAGGAGTAAATTGACCATCAGCTGCTGCTACTGCTGCACTAATACTTTGATAAGGTTTAGTGAATACACCAATTTGACCAGTAAAATCATTACCATTAACTTGATCAACCCATAAAATATTAGAGTATCCAACATCACCACTTGCTCCAACCAATGGGTCTCCTGGTACACCACTACCTGTAATTGTAACTCCATCTACAGTTACAAATTGTAATCCACTAGGTGGAAGTGAGTTAATAAAATCTTCTACGGTAATTCCTGTAGGTGCGTACCCGCCACCATATTTAGGATGTTTAGTACCTAGAGCAATTAGATCACTGTTCTCAGGTTTTTTCTTTATCATTTTACCTGTAATCAGGTTAAAGAAGTTTGTAAGATTATTTAACATCTGTCTTTTCTTTATCTTTATGGATAAACTTATTTAATTCTTCTAGCGCGCTAATAATATTAGCTACCTCAGAAAGGGTGAAAGCACCCTTCTGTGTAGCCTTATCTAGAGTGTTCTTAATGTAGTCTAAAGCTTGCTGCTCCATTATACATTAAGTAATTGAATTTTGTAATCTACTGAGTCAACAGTAATCTTTAAGAACAAAGCAGCTGCAGCCCCTGCTGTAGCGGCACTTACACCGTCAGCAACTAATGTAGCATTAGCACCATCAATACCTAAAGCAACAGCTCCAGAAGCATTTTCTAATGCAGCTTTTTCAAGAACATCATTAACTGAAACTACAGTACCGTTGTTAGCACCGTCATAGTCACCAAAAACATATTTATCACCGGCATAGTTTAAACTAAAACCTTTGTCCTCATAAGTATTAGGACTTGCTAAATATCTTGTTTTTAAAGAGACAGCATCATCAGTAAGTGTACTATCTACAAATCCATTTGCATTGTTATTAACTACAGGAATAACTTTACTTGAGTTAACTACTACGCTTGCAATGTTCTCAGCTAATACTTCAATTGGCTGATTATTATATTGCCACGTGAAAGGGAATAAAGGAGTTGGCATAATTTCTAAATTTTAAATAAACAATTACTATAATATACTAAAATTTTATGTAAAAACAAAATCCCCAAGAACAAATTCTCAGGGATCTTCTTACCTAACGCAATATTTGACAATAATCTGGAGTAAATATAAACAAAAATCCCCAGCTTTTACAACTGAGGATTTGTCCTGTAGGGAGAGTAATAGCCTGGAAAGAGGAGTAACCCGACTAAAACATACGTGAACCAAGTATGAAAGCTAATGCAAGCATGAAGGCTATGAAAATATTTGCCGCTTGTCTACCTTCTGCATCATCTTCATAATAGTTCATCATTCTATTAAGAACCGGTTTATTAAATGCATTGGATAAAACCCAAAGCACAACAATTAGACCGATGATTAGTAGATTAAATATAGTATCCATGTAGACAAATATAAAAAAAATATCTATTTGTCCAAATGATTTTACCAGATAATGATCACATCACCTTCGTTCAATACCAGCTTAACTTTTCCATCTACATCAATACGCTCAACAACTTCCATGTTCAATGAGCTTGTACGGATATACACTTGATCTCCAGCTGCTACTTCTTCTACTTTGTCACCAACAGCAAATACTGTAAGTCTATTCCACATTTTCAATGCTTCTTGCATGATCATGTCTTCATCTTTTGCACTCAATTGAATTGCAGATTCTTTTCTTTCAGGTACATCCACAAGGATTGTTCTACCTCTTAGTTTTTTAAATGGTGTTTTTGTTTCCATCTTTATGATTTAAATGTAATTACTTTTACTGCATTCATCTGAGCATTCAAGATTTCTCCTACGGCATGATCAAATAAAAGACTCTTGATTGGAGACTTCTGGTCTTCGTTATAGGCATCTTTCATGATGTTAGCTACTTCAGCCATAAGCTGTTTTACTTTAGCTACCTTATCATCATTAGAAGGATTGAACTCAATACCTACTAACAATTCTCCAAAGCTTAATACTTTTGTTTCAATAATTGCGTGCCCTTCAGGAGCAACTACTGTTGGTTTGTTTGTTTCCATTATTATTTAATTTAAAATTTGCCAATCTTCTGCAAGACAATCTGACCCGGATGGTGCCCAATAAGCTACATCATCCTGTGCTGTCTTCAACATGAATGCAGGTCTTACATCCATAACCCCTCCAAGTTTTAAAGCATGTGCTGCAAGATCTTTATTAAAGAACTGTTCACTAGGTAAACTCTTTGCTCCCGGTGATAATACTGCAAACATTCCGGAACCATTCCATCCTGCTCTACAAACTTTTTTTCCTTCCTTTAAAGCGTCTAGAGCTTGTCCAAAATTTAAATTTTCCATTATTGTTGGTTTTTAATTAATATAAAAATACATCAATACTGAATAGTAAGAATCCCAGTGTCAGCATTTGAAATTCACCATATTCATCTTCACCTCGCGCAGTAAATATCCCAAAAGAAAAACTCTCAAGTGTAATCAAATTAAATTCAATTCTCATTTCTTAAAATTTACGCGTTTGCTGTAGTTAGGTTTATAAAGCTTATCAGTCTTTACAGGCTTCTTATGTATTGAAGCTGTGTCAACCGGTTTAGAGTTATCAAGTACATATCCAATAAAATGCGTGAATACAACTTGATGTCTATAAGGAGTAATCTGATCTGTGCTTATACCTAAGTTGAAAGTAGTCTGAATTAACTTCAGCCTCATCTTATCTCTTATAACCTTAATTACTTTCATCTGGTTTATGATTTGGTCCCCCTGGTTGTTTAGATAACCACTCCAAATAATACTTATCAAGTGTAGTCTCGCGTGATCCTGGGTAAATTTCTAAAATATTAATAGGTTCAATATAACATTTAAAGTCACTATCTTCCCTAGTATAACAGGCCACTTCTCGGCCCCTATGCTGTACTATTTCTTTTGTATACTTACTCACCGGTCTGTTCATAAGTCATATCAAAGATATCCTTCTTGCAAGCATAGAACTCACCTTGAACACCTTTAATAATCATATCACCTTTACTTGCTGTCATAGTTCCTTCCAAAGTAGCAATGGCCAATACATTCTCACCATTCTTTTCATAACTAAAACAGCTTGTGCAGAAATTAAGAATATCAATTACATTCTCTCCTGTCCATTGTTCTGCTTCAATCTCAACAGGTTTCTTAGTATACTTAGGCATCGTACTTAGATTTAGAATTAACTCTTTCAACAGTATCACTTGAAAACTCTTTGGTTTCATTTACATCAGACAAAAGATTCATCTTGATCTTTTCTAATAAACCTACTAGAGCTATGTTACCATAAGCCATTTCATTAATCCTAACTTCTAGGCCTTCTTCTTTTGCTGTAATAGACAGCATTACATTATCTTCCATATTACATGTTTGTTGGTTCAACAAATATATAAACTTTTTTTATTTACCCACAACTCTTCCGTAAGTAATATTATTCTTAGCTCTAATATCCTTGTGGGTAAACTGCCAGAACTCTCCAGTCTCATTAATCACTACCGTATAAACAGTATCAGTCTCGTGACCATAATCTGTGACAAACAATATTACTCCTATTCCTTTAGGGGTAGATACTTCTATTCTATTCTGTGGCTCATATATCATACCTCAAATATAAACAAAAAAACCCCGGCATGGGATACCAGGGCTTTATACCCCGGGTATGCCAAAATAAACGCATATACCCCCGGTCCAAGTAAGAGAGGGTGATGGGGCCTCCACAAAAGTATCCCCCCCAAAATCTGGCAGGGTGGTACCCCCTATGCTTCTAGAAAAAGAGATCTCATATGAGACAGAAATAAAACATTTTTCTAGCTCAGAGAAAAACAACACCGCTTTTAACTTTAATTGAATTCTAAAACTATACATATGTACAAAGTTATTTTTAAAGTAATCAGCATCTCTGATGCTGAATCAATTACTAAAATGCAACAAACAATTAATCAATGGATTACCATTGGCAAATTGAAAAAATACAAAACAACAGCTGTTGCTGATAGTATTTTGTTTGAGTTGTGTGTGTTGAAAGATAAAGCTGAATAAATTCAGCTTTTCTTTTTCAACAGATCCACACTCAATGTTGCTGCGCAACAGGCTTGTTATATCACCACTTTTAACTCAATAAGAACTTAAAAACTAAAGACATGATGTACAAATTAAGCTTCTCTATAGCAACTAGTAATAGTAGAAAAACCTTAACTCTTACAGGTATTAAAATGAACTACACAATTATTAAGGAAGAAATCCTTAAGAACTTTGTTCATGGTAAGGCTCATACATTCTTTCTTGCTCTAAGTACAAATGGAGTAACAATGTGTTATAAAGGCTACTATGATAAGCTCAATACTATTGCTGTATACATTGCAGGTAGTAACAGAAGACATTCTATTGTTGAAGTATTTGACATGACTGAAAGATATGATAGAATAATCAATAGACCTAAACAAGCTGAACTAGAAGATTTTAAATAAGGGGATAAACTCCCTTATTTATCACCGCTTTTAACTTATTAAGAACTTTAAACATTTAGATTATGAACAAGATTGCTTATTGTATTGTAGTACCTGATGATGTAAACTTAGATGTAAAACTAGATAGTAATGAAGGCTATCAGTTACGTGAAATCCTAAGAAACATTTTAAAGACTAAGATGTATAATGCTGTACCAACAGACATTTGTAGTGCTGATTTGTATTGGGAAAATAATAACCTAATCTTCAAACACAAAGCTGTACCTGCTACTGCAGATTCTATGTCTTCATTTCCTCATTACTATGCCTTAGTAATTAAGGAATATGAAGTAGTAAAATAAAGGGGTATTAAGCCCCTTTATTCTTGGAATCCTAAGCACTAAATAGTCTCAGTTTTTACGGGGGTAGTATCCCATAAACACTGGAAATGATTGTTGGATTCCTAAGAACCATAGTGAATTGTGCTACGCACAAGGCTTTTTTTCTCCGCTTTTAACTGTTATGGATTATTGTTTTTGTTTAACTAAATAAATTTGATTATGTCAAAATTTGATTTTAAAGTTGAGGTAAATCCTACAACAGGTGAGAAAATGCTAGTATCTAGCATGCAAGGTGAGTTAGTTTCAATAGCTCAAAACCCTATTGATAACAAGAACGGAAGCCCTTACTTCCCTGCAACTGTGCAGTTTGAAGATGCTAGTGGCAAGCTTGTTAAGCGTGGTTGCTTAGTTTATCAAAAGAACTTTGACTATGGAATGGAAGTAGGTACAACTTACTTAGGTAAGATTGTCAAAGTTAAAGATAAATTACCTTTGGTAGTATTATCTCACTTAGACAGAGCATCTCAAGCATCTGATGATGACTTCGGGATTGACTTATCTCTGTTGGAAGTTGCAGACTTTGATGCAGTTGCTAAAAAGTAAGCTACGTGGAATTAACCTCTACACTATATGTGTAGGGGTTTTTTCTTTATATGTAGGAACCATAGTTTATAATCCTGCGGATTAGGCTTGTTTGCTCCGCTTTGAACTGTGGGGGAGTAGTGTGGTAAAGTATATACACGGTCATAGTAAGTCATAGTAAATAGTTTGTATTAAACTGTTGATAATAAACAACTTACAGACTCATGTGAGGGTGTGACAGAGAAGGAGTGTAAAACTCTCAGCCTATTATTACCTCAAACTTAGCAACAGAATTAGTCTACACATGTATACTATTATACATAGCTAACTACTTATACATATACATTACTCTTACTATTACTATTACCTATAGTATTATCTTATATGGTAGTTAGTGTAAAATAGTAAAGGCTACCGGAAACTATAATCACGGTCTTAGTAAGATATATTAACCCAAGTAACCAATTAACACATATACAAATGAAGAATTTATTCAACATTTATCACCCACTTGAAGATGCAATTAATCACAAATGTGAACAGAATGCATATCAATACCAACATGTTGCAGTCATTGAAGCTCCTTCTTTAGAAGATGCTTATACACAAGCACAAAATGATACTAATGCAGAGTATGGAGAACTAGGTTTCCGAAGTACTTGTGTTGGTGATATTATAACTGAAACTGATGATTCAGGTATAGTTACTCATTACATAGTAGAATCATTTGGATTCCTTCAAGTTCCTCACACAATGTTAACTTACATTGATGCTGAACATGATCAAGCTATGAGAGAGCATTTAGCAAAACAAATGTTGGATAACCCTGAAGACCACGGTCTTATTTAAAGTTCACATCCTGAGTATGATATAAAACTACTCACTTATTCTCTTATACATTCATTTACAAAATCTATTTAAACTATGATGTTTGAAGATGCACAAGATAGGGCTATGCTATATAGTATATCACCGGAATTAACATGCACATGTGATCAATTTCATACATGTCAGCAATGTTGTGAAGAAGACAATAGTTCTTCTTCTAAGTCAACACCTGAATGGTATGACTTTGATTAGAATAAAATAGTACTTGACTACAGAGTAGACAGAAGGTGATGGTTGATCCATTATGTCCTCTTTGTAGTTGTGTATTTATGTTCTCTTCCAAGCAGGTAAGGATAAGCTACCAAAGATCTCGTCAATCTTATGCTGTGGGCACTTAATGGAATGACAACATCCACAAGGATTGCAACCTTGAGAGAACACTATTGAGCATAGAAACTTCCTATAAAAACTATATGGATAAGAAAAACAGTTTCCGCTCATGTCCAACCAAATACCACTTCCTACTTACAAACATAAGTAGCAATAGGGTATGTCTCAGTCATATTTGAGTCCAGATTTAGCACGTACAGTGGTCGCTATGGGCAGGTTGAATGATTATGAGGCATGTCCGCTTTAACCTTGCAGAAGAGCAAAGAAAGTTCCTATTAACTTGATTTGTAAACAGAAATACTTTCCGCTCTTCTGCATTATTAATGCACCATTCTCACTTCCCAAGGGTGATAAGATCAGTAATGGTCAAAGTGCAGAGGGGTAACTAACTTAAACATTAAACTTAAAACTATACTTATGTATACATCAGACAGAATAAACAATCAGAGATTCACCGTTAGATTATGTGGAGTAGCAGAGTACTTTAAATTCAAGAGAGTAGGACCATTTGAGAAATTCTTAAAGAAGAAGGAATCAGAAGTCAGACTTGTTTGGGGTTTTGGACGTACTGAAAGTGTGAAGAAGCTACTTCAAGAAATTGAAGAATACAAAGCAACACGTAATAATTAGTAAAACTTAAATCAAAAACAATGGTAGAATTAATATTTATTATCAAAATCCTTTGGTTATGTTTTGTAGTCTATTTTCTTGTAAAAGAATCTATTCTAGCATACATAGTAATGAGAACATTCTTCATGACTGGTGACTTAAAAGAAGAGGTTGAGAAAATACCTTCAAATATTGCAATGAGAACTATTACTGTAGTATTGGCAATAGGAATTTTATTCAGTTAGGGAAGCCGCATAAAAAAGGAAAAGCAAATTATTATTTATTCAGAAAATCTATTCAAAGATGAAAGAAATTAAATTGTTCGGCAAAGCACTGAACACTAAGAGTCTAAGTCCAGTTACAGTAAATGAATTGGCATCTTCTAAAGGGTATGTAGTACACCCTGATTGTTGTAATGAAAGAGTTGTAGATTTTCTTAACTCTATTCCTACTAACTACAATACTACATTCTACAAGTCTGTTGCTGATGTTATTAGTAAAAGTAGAATTGAACTATTTATAGATCAAATTCTTCACTATGCTAGTACATATGGAACAGGTTATACTGGCACACCATATATTCCTAATCCGGAATTTGGTGTTGAAAATCCAACAACTATTGATTTCACTGATTGCAAAGTTATTGCTCCAATTACAGTAGAAGAGATATCTGAAAAGGTATGTGACCTATTGTATTCAGGTATTGCCCTAAAAGGTGACACTATTGAAGATATCTTTGCTCTTATCAATGAGTTTAGCATCAAAGTTGACATCAATTCTGTTAAGAATATTGAGTCAAAGATGCACTTGTATAAAGCATTGAACATCTTACCTACATCTGCTGATGAAATGGTGAGATATTTAGTGTTCTTACATACAGGAAAGACTCTTGTGATCAAGAATAGCATGTCTTTAAACACAATCATTGCTAATCCAACACCTATTGAAGCTCTAGTAACTTCATTTGGTGCTGAGAAGTTAGCATCTGTGTTCTTTAGATACAAACCATTGTTTCTTGCAATGAAATGTGATGCTAATAAAAAGATTATCAACAAGTTGAGAAGACTTGCTGATAAACATCACAAACCATTTGTTGCAGGATTTTGGGAGACTTTGTTAGCTAAGCCTGTTTCTGTTCACTTGTTTCTTTCTAAGCTTGCTGATTTATCTAACTTCAAGAAAGTTAGACTTATCAAAGCTATTGCAGAAAGACAGTCAGAAATGAAAAACAGATTGATTGTTATCAGAAATGGTAAGACTCATATTGCACCAGCTGCTCAACAAAATGCAGGTCACTATGGTATGTTACAAGCTATGTTGTTTGAATCTCTTGTTAACTCTCTTAAAGGGAAAGCCTGTAAGGTTAAGTTACCTGAGAATATCCGTCTTGCAATACCTTCTTCACAGAAGACTTTTGTAGGCAATATTCCGTATGGTAGCTATATAATGCCTTCTAAGGAGAACTCAGTTTTTGGGATTGTGTGGCGAGGAGAAGAAGGTGCACAGGATTTGGATTTAGCTTACATGGGTATGGATGGGCAAAGAATTGGTTGGGATAGTCGTTACTATTCACATAGCCTAAGTATTGTTTATTCAGGTGATGTGACAAATGCTAATCCTGAAGCTTGTGAGTACATGTTCTGTAAAGAAGGTCTTGCTAATGGTATTATTACTGTTAATGCATTTAATGCACGTGATAATAGCATGTTTAGCTTCTTTGTTGGTCAGACTGATGATGATTTCACTGTGAGTAGAAATACTCCATCTGAAGATATCATCAAGTTTAAAGCAGAAATGCATATTACCGGTGAAAGCTCTGTAGGTTTTTACATGGATGGTAAAATCTATTTCTGTGATTTCAACAGTGGTTCTTCAAGAGTTAGTTCATTTAACCAAAAGACTCAAGATACTGTACAGTATTTTGTAGACACTAAGGATACATTCCTTTATTGGGATGATGTACTGACTGAAGCAGGATTTGAGATTACTGACACTGACTATGATATTGATTTAAGTGATGGTGACATTGCTACAATGATATCATTGTTGTCATAATATTGCAGGTATTTGGGTAGCGCCTAGGAACAGAAGCTACCCATTTAAACACCTTTCTAGTTATGGTGAAACTAGTTCTGATTACAAAATATGATTAAGTTTAATCTATGAAAACAAATTGGTTGGTAATTGCCTATTTTAGTGTTGCAGTAATTGTTGCAGTACTAGTAACTTCTTGCGCGCCAAGTCATCACATTAAGTGTGATGCATACGGTCAGGTAAGCTCAGAATCAAATGATACTGCGTGTAAGTAGTTGATTGGTTAATTTACTTTACGGATAGAGAGTCAAGTGTAAATTTGGCTCTCTTTTTATTTAACAGTTGTTTAGTTATGACAATCAAAAACCTTAAAGAAAAGAAAACATTCTTAGAAGATGAACTCTATGATTTACATTTTAATGAACCTTCACCAAAAATGTATTTGCAGAGAAGATCTGAATTAGAATTCAAAATTGCACAACTTGAAGAACTAATAAATTTTGAACAAAATATGAAAAAGTTCAAAGTAACATTAGCTGTCTTTGCAGTTGTAGCATCATGTTTAATTATGTATACCCTTATTTATGGCTGGTAAAACAAAAAAGAAAGTAAATGTTGAAGAATTAGAAAAAGGTTATGCATTAACCTTAGCTGCATTAGAAGCAAAATCTAATTTGATCAAAGAATTGGAAGCTGAATTAGAAGAAGCTTACAAAACACAAGATGCTATGTTAGCAGAAGTAGACAGATTCACTGTTGCTGCTGATGACGGATTTGAAAGCATTGCTGAAACCACAGAGGGTATTATTTACTCTGATGTAATGTATCATATTACTTTCTTCAGAAGAGTAATGCACAAGAAATATGGACCAAAGTCTAAAACTGAGTAAAAAATCATAAAGATCTGATTATGAAAAAGGCAGAATTACAATTAACAAAAGAAGCTATTGCCAATGAAGGCATAGACATTAAATTAACTCAAGCAGATGTCATTGACATGCTTGTTGATGAACAAGTGAGTAGTATTAGAGATATTTACGAAAGCTTGAGAGAAACTTCTTTAAAACTTGCAGAAGCAACAAGAAAAGAGTATGATGATTTTATTGAAGCATTAGTAGCAAAACAAGCTGTCCCTAAAGGATTAACTGTTATTGGTAAACGTACTAATTACAATTCTGGTTCAACTGTTAATTTATACACATTAAGTGAGTATACAGATGGTAGAGGTAATATCAGTTATTCTATTAATTCTAAAGCTATTGCAGAAACTTGTAAAGGAGACTTCATAATTAAATATGAAGGTATTGTTTCAGGTATTGTAATGGAAGGAATGAGCGAACCAATTCCTTTTACATTCAAGCATTCTAAGAAACTTATTTCTTTGATCAAAGAAACTCAAGAAAAATCTGAGGAGTTTCTCAAATTAATTCCTGTAAAAGGTATTAATGAGAAGGATATTGCTAAGAAGATCAAGAATCAATTTACTAAAGAGATTCTTAAGACCTCTTCACCAGATTTCAGAAAGAAACTTAAAGAAGGATTTGCAATTGATTTATAATGGAAGCCAGAAACTCATCAGGCAATCCTTATACTTGTAAGTATGAGTGGCCATGCTTTGTGCAATCTGGTGATTCTGGAGTAGTATTTTCAAAAGAAGGTGGTTATACAACTGCCTTCTTTGAAGCCTTTCCAAATGAACCAAAGTGTTTTCTACGCGGTGAAGGTGAAACTATTGAAGAAGCAGAAGAAGATTGTTGGCAGAGATATCAGAAAGTTCTTATCTGTGAGCATGAGATGGATCGTAGAGATAGAACTGATGGTTATGCTTATTGTAAACATTGTTCTTATTCTTCTACAGTATTTGAACCTTTGACCAAATGTTGTAAATGCAAAAAACCTGCTGCATATGGTACAGATTACCGCGGTAAATGGTATTGTAAGAAACATTATCGGTACAGACCAATAGATCCTGATCCTACAAGCTATAGAAAATTTTATGGAGATCTCCATAAACACAGGCTTCCAAGAAAGTACAAGAAGAAAATCAAAGAGGCCGCATCTATTGCTTTTAATGGAAAAGGAGTAAATGCTAAAGTTTACTGTCTGTCACTTATACACAACAGACGCTACCGACAAACAAAATAGTATAAAGATCTATAGCACACGCATAATCAAAAAAAAAACAAACACACAAAAAACACAAATAAACATAACAAATGGAACTT